GAAGAATAGTTATGATTGGTACTGTTATTTCTGAAGATTGTTTCTTATATTGGGCAAAAGATAGTCCTGCTTGGAATACTCTATGGTATAGCATTTGGGATGATGATGAAAAAAGTATATGGCCCCAGAGGTTTCCTAAGAAGAGAATCCTAGAAATAAAAAGTGAATTTGAGAGTGTTGGTAATATAAATGGATTCTATCAAGAATACATGAATATTGCCCAGTCTCCTGATGATGCACCATTTAAACCTGACTATATACATCTACATCATTATGACTTTGAAAGAATAAAGAACCAACCTTGTTTAGTAAGGAGTATAGGAGATGAGAAAAAAATTATACCCGTTGAACTCTATACTGGAGTTGATCCTGCATCTAGTCTTAGTGCCCGTGCTGATTATTTTGTTATTGCTACCATCGCTATTGATGCTGATAATAATAAGTACATTGTTGACATCTTTAGGAAAAGGCTCGATCCTGCACAACAACCTCAAAAAATTATTGATATTTATCAAAGATATCTTCCAAAAAGAATGAAGATAGAAACAGTTGCCTATCAAGAAGCTTTAAGAAGTGCAACTAGAGCTATTATGCTTGAAAAAAACCTATACATTCCTGGATTAGAAAAAGGTGTAAAGCCAAGAAATAGAAAAAGCGAAAGGCTTTTATCATTAGTTCCTGCATTTGCTAAAGGAGAATTTTTCTTTAGGACTCAAGACTTAACAGCACAGCAAGAGTTCTTATCTTATCCTAGAGGTAAGAATGATGATATAATGGATGCAATATGGACTGCACTTGAAGGAGCAAAGGCTTGTAGAGTGAAAAAGAATGATTTTGACCCTAATGTAGAACTTGAGATAAAACGTAATAAAGTACTTGACTGGTTGACTATGTAGTTCGTAATATTAAATGATGGCTAATGAATTAAAATCTACTAAATCTAAGAAGAAAGTAGTTGAAGAGACACAAGACCTTTGGAAATCGTATTCGAAAAAGCGTGAGACTTGGGCTAGGCATGCTCAAGAAGACAAAGAGTTTAGGCTTGGAAAACAATGGACTTCTGATCAAAAGCGTATTCTTGAAGAGAGAGGACAGGCCGCTGTTGTCGTCAATAGAATACACCCAGCAGTTGAAGCTGCAAAAGCTTTAATAACTGCAAACAAACCTCAGTTTAGAGTATCCCCAAGAGAAGATAGCGATAATCAAGTAGCACAAGCTATGAATGGCTTACTTGAGTATGTTTGGCAAATATCAGAAGGTAACTCTGTAATGAGAAGGGTTGTAGATGATTACTATGTAACTGGGCTAGGTGCAGCTTTAGTCTATATAGACCCAATGATGGATATGGGTAAAGGAGAGGTTTGCATTCATGATGTAGACCCATTAGATATTTATATAGACCCTAATTCTAGACATCCATTAGCAGATGATGCAGAAAATATTATTATATCAAGACTATATACTAAAGAACAAGCTCAGTCTTTATATCCAATGTATAAGAAGGCAATAAAGAATGCAGCTTCAGAAAACTTTTTAACAGACAGACCTGTAACTGATAGAGAAGATAATGGTGAGACGACTTGGCCTGAATCTTCAGAAACGATGACTGTTGCTAATTTTGGTGATAGCGATGAGTACGTAAGAGGATACGAAAGATATTATCCTTTAATGATGGATTATTATAGAGTATTTGAAAAACCAACTGGATATGAAGATTTATTAGATGAAAAAGATTTTATAGAGTATTTACAGCAACCAGCTTGGGTTATTGATGGGAATGTTATATTAGAAGCTGAACAGGCACAAGCTATGATTCAGCAAATAGAGCAAGTTTACGAACAACAGCTAGCTCAAGGAAGAGAACAAGGTAATTTAGAGTTACCTCAAAAACCAGATGTTCAGCAAATTACATTTAAAGAGTTAGTAGAAAGTGGACAAATTGAAGTAGTTACAGTACCAACTAAAAGAATTAAGCAATGTGTAATTATGGGCGATAAGCTTTTATATTCTCGTATCCTCCCAATTGATAAATATCCTCTAGTGTTCTTTATGAACCAACATACTCGTACACCCTATCCAATGTCAGATGTTCGTATGGTAAAAAGTATGCAGGAATATATTAATAAAACGAGAAGTTTAATTATCGCCCATGCTACCACAAGCACAAACACAAAAATTTTAATACCATCAGGTTCGGTAGATATGAGGGAGTTTGAGCAGAAATGGGCTCAGCCTGGAGTAGCCATCGAGGTTGATTTTGATCAAGGGCAGCCAACACCCGTGATGCCAACTCCCCTACCGAATGAATTGTATCAAAATGAAAATACAGCTAAAAATGATATAGACCATCAACTTGGTTTATATGAGATGTCTCAAGGAAACTCTGCAGTAGCTCCACATACATATAAGGCAACAGTTGCTTTAGATGAATTTGGACAACGTAAAATGAAAAGTAAATTAGCTGATATTGAATCAGGCTTAACTAGGCTTGGACATGTTGTTATTCCAATAATGCAACAACTTTATACTACTCAAAAGATGGTAAGATTAATACAACCTAATAACTCTATGAGTGAGTATGTAGTAAATAAAAGATTATACGATGATAAAACTGGTGAAATAAAAGTATTAAATGATATTACCGTAGGTAAGTATGATGTAGTAGTCGTAACTGGCTCAACAATGCCAACAAATAGAATGGCACAACTAGAAATGTATATGGACGCTTACAAAAATGGAATTATTGATAAACAAGAAGTATTAAAGAAAACAGAAGTCTTTGATATGGAAGGCGTAATGCAGAGAACAGATTTGATTCAACAGTTACAGCAGCAGATACAACAAGCTACTGAAACAATAGAACAAATGCAAGGTGACTTGCAAACAAGAGAGCGTGAAGTATATCACGCTAAGATGAAAGCTGAAATCGAAAAAACAAAGTCTGATTTGAAGGCAACGACAAATAAGGCTAAAATGTCTGGCACTCTTTTTGAGAAACGCCTAGATGACGCATTAGGACAAGTTAAAAAAGAAGTAGCAGAAGCTGCTTCACCAGGTTCACCTTCTCCAAGTCCTAAGAAGAAGCAACCTAAAAAATAGGAGATTATTATGGCTGAATTAGAAACAATGGATACCCCTCAAGAACCGCAATTAGAAACACATAGTGTTGATTTGCAAGAAGAGGGCACATTAGTGAATGATGTCATATTCGGTGGAGAACAAGGAAGTGTCTCGGAAGCCTTTGTAGAGCCTCATGAACAGGGTGTAGACCCTATTCTAGCTCAAGAAGAACCTTCAGAAGTCGTTCAGCCTCAAGGTGAGAACGATGAAGTTAGGTATCAATACTGGCAGTCTCAAGCTGACAAATTGAAGAATGAGCGTGATCAATTGCAAAGTCAATTTAATACATTGGCTACGCAACAAGCACCTCAACCTCAACAGCAAGAGCCTGAAGCAGATATTGAACCTGAGTTCCCAGCTCCTCCAGAGAAGCCTGCAAAACCTTATAACTTTTCAATGGATGAAGCGATGGCTGATTCTCAATCTGAAAGTGCAAGATTTGTTCAACAAGAAACATCATGGCGTGACGAGATGGATGAGTATAAAAACTTACAGTTTGAATACCAAATGGCTATGATGAAAGAAGAACGTGACAATATTAAGCAAGAACGTCAGAATGATATTCAACGTCGTGAGGCAGAAGTAGCTCAGGAAACACAAAAGAATGATGTTAAAAGTCAGATTATGAATCAATTTAAAGTTGACTCTAATACGGCTGAAGACTTTGTTCGTGTTATGTCTGACCCTAATTCTATAAGTCTTGATAATCTTTGGAAATTATATTCTACAGATAAAGGAATGAGCACCCCTCAAAAATTTGCAACTCCCTCAGCGGAGTTTAAACAAGTACAAAGGGCACAGCAAGTTCCTCCATCTATGGGGGTAATGCCTTCTCAAAATAGGCAAAATCAGGGTTCAGTGGAAGACTCTGTTATGGATAGTATGATAACAGATTTTAATAAGCAGAACCCATTTAATTAAACGGAAACTAAATGGAGTAAATTATGGCAAATCAATATAGTATATCCGCTGGTGGCGGAATGCAGTCATCATCGATTGATAATTCCAGACGGATGTTCAATTTCGGTGAAAGAGTTGCTGAACTCGCTCCTAAACAGTCTCCATTCTTCACATATTTGTCTAAAGTAGCGAAGAAGCCTACTGATGATCCTGTTTTTAAATTCTTAGAACAGCGTCACCAATGGCAACGACGAAACTTTAAAGTAAAGACAGCAATGGTTACAGCAGCATTCAATCATGCAGATACATGGAATGTTACTAATCTAGTTGTTGATTGTCTTTATGACTCATATGGTCGTGAAGTAACAACTGCTACACAACCTGGATTCCTTTTGGATAAACAGATTGTAGCAATTGCTGCGGAATACGATGTGAACGCAACAGATGGTAGTGATGTACCTGTAGTAGCATATTATAAAATAAGTGCTAATCCAGACCTCGCTAACAATGCTGCTCACACTCGTATTACAGCGACATTTATTAAAGCAATGTACGTACCAACAGCTTCAAACAGCGGTCAAGTGGCCCCTGCAAACGCTGCATTATTACGTTTAGATGCTGGATTTAAAGGTCAAGTTGTAGGTTCAGCTTTTGCTGAAGGTTCAACTGATCCTGAAGGATGGAAAGACGAGTTCTATGATAGAGAAGGATATACGCAGATTTTTAAAACTGCGATCTCTCTCTTTAGTGGAACTTCATTAGCAACACGCTATCGTGGTGTGTCTAATGAGTACAAGCGAGTATGGCAAGAAAAGTTAATGGAACACAAAATGGACTTAGAACACGCAATGTTGTTTGGTATAGGTTCAGACGATTCAACAGCAACAGGGCCTGTAAGACGGTCATGGGGTATTGTACCTTATACTGAAGCTTATGGTAAGATTAAACATTTTACTTATGCTTCTTCGTCTTATGATGACTTCATTGATGCAATGGAAGATGTGTTCTCACCTGAATCAGGAAATAGTGGTAACAAGCTAGTTCTTTGTTCTCGTAAGGTACTTTCTTACTTTAACAAACTTGGCGGTAGTTCTTTCTTAGGTAATACAATGGCACTTGGACACACAGCTACAACGCAGGGTGGTTCAAATGGTTATGGTATGGACATACAAAACATAAAAGGTTCTTTCGGACACAATGTAACCAAAGTAAATACTCTTTACGGTGACTTACATCTTGTCGAGCAACCTCTATTCAGAGGAATGTGGGAAGACTATGCTTGTATGGTTGATCTTAAGAATGTGGCTTATCGTCCTTTAGCTGCTAATGGCACGTCGAGAGACACGCAGATTATCACTAATGTACAAAATAACAATGTTGACGGACGGAAAGATATCGTCTTGACCGAAGCTGGTCTTGAGATTTCACTTCCTGAAACTCATAGCTTGTTAAAGTTCACTTAATAGGTTAAGTTTAGGGGGGTGTAAAAGCCCCCCTCTACTAAGATGCCTTACCCATTTGAAAAGAGGTTTGATATGACAGTAGTAACAAGTAATGATATTGGTGGGCCCTGGAAATCGGGCAAAGAAGAAAATAACAATAACAGCCGTAGAAAGCAATCCACCGATAACAAGAAATCAAAAGGTAAGAAAAAATGACAAGTGCAGTAGCAAAAGTTGTAATGTCAGCGATGAAAAAGAACAATATAGCCATTATAAAAGCAATGGCTCAAAAAGCTAATATGTCTAGAGGTAAATTAGTATCTCAAGCTAAAAAAATATCTAGAGCGACTCCTAAAGCTAAAAAAATGACAGCTAGGGAAAAAATGCTTAGGTCTCGAAAAGGACAAGATGCATAATGGCATTTATTGATGAAATAGGATATTATGCTGGCAGTACCACAGGTAAGAATACTGAAGTATCTAAATTTCTAGCAAATGGTGTGCAATACATTATTTCTGTAATAGAGAAATCTAATCCAGATATGCTACCTTTATTTGCTTCATCTCAATCATTAAGCAATTCACCTACAACTCTTCCTTTAGTGACTAATTCTAAAATTATAGACGTTGTA